AGCTTCTATGAGAAGCACAGGGGCACCATTTGGGCCGGGTACAACAGCCGCCACTATGACCAGTATATCTTAAAAACTATCCTATGTGGCTTTAACCCTAAGAAATGCAATGATTGGATCATTGTTCAGGACAAGCCCGGATATAAATTTGCTCAATCTTTGTTCAGGAATTTTCCGTTGATCAATTATGATGTGATGCCCAATCCGCCTATCAGCTTAAAGGCGCTGGAAGCGTTTATGGGCCACTCCATCAAGGAAACCAGCGTTCCTTTTGATATTGACCGGCCATTAACAGAAGCAGAGATTCAGGAAACAGTCAAATATTGCCACCACGATGTAACAGAAACTATTGAAGTATGGCTTCGAAATATCGCAGAGTTCAACACAACCATGTTCTTTGTGAACCACTTTCACCTTGGCGCCAATTCCATTGGAAAAACCAAAGCCCAACTTGCGGCTGAAATTTTGGGCGGAAATGGCAAGGGGAGAACCTTTGATGATGAATTTGATTTCCCGATTCTGGATTGCTTGCGGCTGAAGAAATACCGGTTTGTGGCCGATTGGTACAAGAACCCGGTCAATCACAACTATGGCAAGGCGCAGGAAAATGTAACCGTTGCCGGTGTTCCGCATACCTTCGCTTGGGGCGGGGGCCATGGTGCTATTCCAAAGTATCACGCCCACGGGATATTCTTGGTGATTGATGTTACGGCCTATTATCCATCTTTGCAAAAGCAATTCAAAATTGGGTATCGGGTGATGGATCATCCTGAAAACTTTGAGTTCATCCATGACAGCAACATTGAGTTCAAGCGCAAGGGGGATAAGAAAGCCCGTCAGCCGTTCAAGATCATGGACAACGCTATTTCAGGGCAGATGAAGCAACCGCAATCGGCCCTTTATGACCCCATGAGCAACAACACCATCTGTATCAATGGCCAACTTTTGCTTTTGGATTTGGTTGAACATCTTGAACCCTATTGCAAACTGGTTCAGAACAACACGGATGGTATTATTGTCCAACTTGCGGACTATGAACGGGATTTTGAAAAAATTGATGATGTGGTTTGGGAATGGGAGCAAAGAACCGGAATGAAGATGGACTTTGACACCTTCATGGGGGACATTTACCAGAAAGATGTAAACAACTATTTTTTGGTGGATCGGGAAACCGGGGCGGTGAAAGCCAAGGGCGCTTATGTAAAGAAACTGTCCGATCTGGACTATGACCTTCCCATTGTGAACCGGGCTATCAGTGAATATTTCATCCATGGGAAATCTCCGGAAGAAACCATTGGGGACTGTAATTGCCTTCGGGATTTTCAAAAGGTGGTTAAGGTTTCCAGCAAATATGAATGTGCGCTTTATTCCCCTGTGATCACGATGGAGAAAATCAGGGACGAAAAAGGCCGTTCAAAAAATGTGAAAAGGTTCAGTGGCGGTGAAGTTCAAACTGATAAAACATTCCGTGTGTTCGCTTCAACTGACCGGAGCAAAGGCGGATTGTTCAAAGTGTCCGGTAAAGTAGTAAGGGGCCGCAAGAAAAACCCTGAAAAATTCGGGAACACCCCGGAACATTGCTTCATTATCAATGACGATGTGACAAATCTTCCCGTTCCCGATGAACTGGACAGACAATATTACATTGATTTGGCGTGGAAGCGCCTAAAAGACTATGGAGTTGACCGGGAAGGGGGGGGGGATTTGAACCATGCAACTATTCAGAGGGTATGTCCCGACAAAAGACAAACAGTGTCTTGAAAAGTTCAAGGGAAAAAAACGGCTGAACACCCTAGAAGAAGTTCAAGACCTTGACGAATATGCCGCTATTCTTGGGGATGAAACAATCCTGATTGATGTAGATGATGCTGAAACCAGTGATCTTCTGTTCAGTATTGTTCAGGACTTGGGCTTGAAATGCCGGGTATATGCGACCACACGGGGCAAGCACTTTTATTTCAGAAATCCTGAAGGATATGTGGAAAAAAGCTGGACAAAACAGACCTTGGCCCTTGGTATTGAAACAGATTCCAAGGTTGGGCGGAACAACAGCTATGCCATTATGCGCTTCAATGGGGTTGATCGGGAAATCATTCAGGATTGCCCGGAAGATGAAATTCAAGACCTTCCCAAGTGGCTGACCCCGGTAAAAACCAATATGAAGTTCTTGGATATGAGAGCCGGGGACGGGCGGAACCAAGCCCTGTTCAACTACATTCTAACCCTTCAAAGCGAGGACTTCACCAAGGAAGAAGCCCGTGAAACTATCCGCATGATCAACAGGTATGTGCTGGAAGATCCCCTTTCTGACCGGGAACTTGAAACTATCCTTCGGGATGATGCTTTCAAAAAACCTATCTTCTTCAAGGATAAAACTTTTCTGTTTGATAAGTTTGCTGTGTACCTGAAGAACAACAACCATATTGTGAAGATCAACAACCAGCTTCATATCTACCGGGATGGTATTTATGTCCCCGGCGCTATGGAGATTGAAGCGCAGATGATCAAGCATATCCCGAACCTGAAGCGGGCGCACCGGTCAGAAGTCTTGGCCTATTTGGAAGTTATGTTTCAAACCGAGGGTGAAACCAAAGCCACCAACCCCAATATCATTGCCTTCAGCAATGGCCTTTACAATATCCGGGATGGTTCTTTCATGGACTTTACCCCGGAAATTGTGATCACTAATAAAATTCCGTGGCCCTACAACCCAGCCGCCCACAATGAACTTCTGGATTACACATTAAACCGGCTGGCTTGCAATGATCCTGAAGTCCGGGCCTTGCTGGAAGAAATGGTGGGGTATTGCCTTTACCGGCGCAATGAACTTGGCAAAGCCTTCATCCTGATTGGCGATAAGAGCAACGGCAAATCTACCTTTCTTCATGTGGTCAAAAATATGTTGGGGGATCGCAATATTGCTTCACTTGACCTGAAGGAACTTGGGGATAGGTTCAAAACTGCTGAACTATTCGGAAAGCTGGCGAACATCGGTGATGATATTGGAGATGAATTCATTGCCAATGCGTCAGTGTTCAAGAAGCTGGTTACAGGTGATCGGGTGAATGTGGAGCGCAAAGGGCAAGACCCCTTCGAGTTCAACAACTACGCAAAGTTCTTGTTCAGCGCCAACAATATTCCCCGGATGAAGGATAAGACCGGAGCCGTTCAAAGGCGCTTGGTGATTGTTCCCTTTGATGCCAAGTTTACCCCCAATGATGCAGATTTCCACCCATTCATTAAAGATGAACTGTGTGAACAAAGTTCAATGGAATATCTGATCCAGTTGGGCTTGGATGCCCTGAAGCGTGTTCTGACCAACGCCGCCTTTACCACTTCTAGCCGGGTTCAAGGGCAGTTGGATGAGTATGAACAGAACAACAACCCCATTATTGGGTTCATTCAGGAAATCGGGCTGGATGGGATTATCAATGAACCTACAAAAACGGTGTACCGGAAGTATAAGGAACATTGCATTGCAAATAACTTCCAAGCCCTTTCCGCCATTGAGTTTTCAAGGCAGATCACCAAGCGTTGTGGTTTCACTACAATGGTTAAGCGGTTCCGTGGTGGGAATTGCCGGGTGTTTGTAAGGGAAGGTGATTCATAATGGCTGGTTCTAAAAAGGTGTTCAGCACCCTTGGGAGTTCAAACCATGCGCTTGAAGATCGGGAAGCCTTTGACTACTATGCCACCGATCCAAAAGCTGTTGAAATGTTGCTGAAGCTGGAACAGTTTGCCCCGGTGATTTGGGAACCGGCCTGTGGTGAAGGCCATATTTCCAAGGTTCTTCAGGCCAACGGCTATGAAGTCATTTCCACCGACCTTGTTTATCGGGGATTTGGTGATCCTGAACCGTTGGACTTTCTGACGGAAACCCTTGAAGGGTTTGAAGGGGATATAATCACAAACCGCCATATTCAATGGGGCTTGAATTTGTTCAGAAGGCGCTTGAAAGTGTCAGGCCCGGCAGGAAAGTGGCTATGTTCCTGAAAATTCTGTTTCTTGAGGGACAGAAGCGGGGGTGCTTCTTCAAAGACACCCCGCCCCGAACTGTTTATATATCCCGTTCTCGCTTGTCATGCTATAAGAACGGCGATATGAGCGGAAAAATGGAAGGGGCCATAGCCTATGCGTGGTATGTATGGGAAAAAGGCTTCACCGGAGATCCGGTGATTAAGTGGTTCAACTGAAAGGATGGTTACACATGAACCATCAGTATTCAAAATTCAAAAATAAAGCTATCCCCTATGCCAAAGTTGGGCGGCGGGTATTTGGAAGCCTATTCAATGCTGAAACCTTCTGTTCTGACCACGGGCTTGATGTAAATTCAGCCATTGAATATGGGGAAATCCCGGAATTGAAGAATGAGGTTCAAGAAATAGCCAAATATCAAAAAGCGGTTCTTCGGGAAGTTCTTCATCGGTTGGAAAAGCGTTGTTCTTTCCTACATGGTGAAATAACTGGATTTTCTAATTCTTTGTCTGTTTGCCACCCGCTGGATCGGAGGTATTTGGAAGATAGACTGAAAGAAGCGATTGCCAAGAGTACAGCCACCCATGAAGCAAGGGAAATGGTGTGGACGATACTTGAGGAATTGGAAAGGTTGAGTGAATGGCATGATTAAAGATAGTGGGGATCGCACCCAGTTTGATACCGGGGCGGTTCGTGATATGCACACCGGCAAGGGCCGAATGGATTTATTGCCTTGGGAAGCCTTGGTGGAGGTTTCCAAGCATTGTGAAGAAGGGGCGCTGAAGTACGGGGAACGCAACTGTGAAAAAGGCATTCCCATTCATAGCCTGATTGATTCGGCCTTCCGCCACCTTGCCAAGTACATGATGGGCATGAAGGATGAACCCCACCTTCGGGCGGCTTGCTGGAACTGCCTGTTTGCCCTGTATATGGAAATCAAACACCCTGAACTTCAGGACATACCAACCAGAATGGAGGAACAGCAGAAATGAAGATTATCAATGCCGATGTGGAATTTATTACCCCGATTGACGGAGCCGCAATTCTGAAGCGCCTTGAACAGTGTGGGCGAGTTTGCTATAAGTCTGAAGCCAAAATCACCGACACCAGCGCCCCAGCATTCGTGGCCGGGATCATCAAGCGGGGCCATGAAGCAGTTCTGGAACACTGTTCCTTCACGGTGAAGTTCATCTGTGATCGTGGGGTTTCCCATGAAATTGTGCGGCACCGGATGGCTTCTTACTGTCAGGAAAGCACCCGCTATTGTAATTACTCCAAGGAAGGCTTTGGTTCTGAAATCACGGTGATCGAACCGTGTTTTTGGAAAACCTTTTCCCGGCATTGGGTACTTTGGCGGGATGGCTGTGAAGCGGCTGAAGAAAGTTATTTCCTTCTTTTGGAGCAGGGAGCCACACCACAGGAAGCCCGGTCAGTTCTGCCCAACAGCTTGAAAACTGAAGTGGTTATGACCGCCAACATTCGGGAGTGGCGGCACTTCCTGAAACTTCGCTGTTCCCCCGCCGCACACCCGCAAATGCGGGAAGTGGCCCTGATTCTATTGGAAAAGGTTCACACCCTGATCCCGGTTTGCTTTGATGATATTTGGAGTGAATACCATGAACAGGGTTGAACGGCGGAGAGCCAAGAAAGCGGGCATTCCGGTAAAGAAGGAACCCGTGGTGAATATCAAAGCCGCTGATGTTCAGAAGATTAAACAGGATGCTTCCAAGGAAGCGGCGGACAAGGCTTTTCTTCTGATGCTGGGGTTGCCGGTGATGGTGCTTCATGACAAATTCGGTTTTGGCCCAGTTCGCTGTGAACGGTTCACGGATGCTGTTTTGGAACTGTATGATAGCTTTGAAAAAGGTTATGTGTCCCTTGAAGATATTCACCTGACACTGAAAGAAGAAACCGGGATCACTATTGTTTCAGATGGGAGGTTGAAAGATCGTGGGAACTAAACCTTGGCAAAACAGTGAAGGCTATTCCGATCCCACCGCCTATGAGGGATTGAAGCCTGTTATTCGAGAGGATGAAGAACAGCAACGGCGGCTGAACAATCTAATTTTCGTTTTGAAGTATATTATCCGCTTGGCCGGGTTTGAATTGTTGAACCGGATTGAACTGAAGGATAAGCGAAATGGGAGGGAATACCGTTGAAAATTAAGTTTCAAATGTAACGGATGACAACGGATATAAACACCTGATCTGTGACGAGGAAAAGCTTAAAGGGTGGGCGTTTTTCTTGGTTGTAACAGATGTAACAGATGTCATATTATTTTTGAAATAAAAAATAATATATAAGAAAAAGTTACTATATAACGAGTTCCTAAAATATCTGTTATATCCGTTACACTCGCCTGAAAAGCCTTGATATTTCAGCGCTCTCTTCCAGTGCTGATCTGTTACAGATGTGTGAAAGGATGTGTGATACATAGTGACTGATAAGGAACTTTCCCAACGGGCCAAAGAATATTTTGCCCAAATCCGAAAAACTGACCGCCTGATTCAGCGGTTGACAGATACAGTGAATACCCTTCGATTCAGTTTAACCAGTCAGAACTATGAATTGAAGCCGGATAAGGTTCAGACTTCCGGGCCAAAAGATACTTTAGGGGAAACGATTGCAAAAATCATGTCCCTTGAAGATGATATTAACACCCGGATTGATGAACTTGTTGAACGAAAGGCTGATGCCATGCGCCGGATTCAGAATGTGCCTGACCAAGACCAGCAGAACATTTTGATTGCCCGGTATGTAAACGGGGAAAAATGGGAAAAGATTGCTGTTGATCTTAACTTTTCAATCGCCCAAATTTACCGAATTCACGGAGCCGCTTTGCTTGACTTCATCAAAGAAAACCCGGATATTCTGAAAGTTGATAGTAAATGATAGTGTGCTTCATGATATAATGGCATTGTAAAAATGCACCCTGATAACCGGGGTGCATTTTATCTTTTCAGAAAGGGGTGAATACCTTGACGGCAAGACAGAAGAAGTTTTGTGATGAATACCTGATCAGCGGCAATGCCACTGATGCGGCAATCAAGGCGGGGTATTCGCCCAAGACCGCCAAGCAGACAGGTTCGGAAAACCTTGCAAAACCTGACCTTCGGGCCTATATTGATGAACAACTTGAAAAACTGCATTCCGCCAAGATCGCTGATGCTGAAGAAGTGATGAAATATCTTACTTCCGTTATGCGGGGCGAACACACCGAACAGGTGTTGAAGCTGGTGGGTGATGGTATTCAGACCGTGACGGATATTGAAGTTTCCGCCAAGGAACGGATCAAGGCCGCTGAATTGATTGGCAAGCGTTATGCCCTGTTCAGTGATAAGATGGATTTGGGCGGCGCTGTTCCCGTGGTTATCATGGGGGATGATCAACTTGAAGATTAACCCCAAGGCCAAGGTGATCCGCCTTCCTGAAGTGGTGGGCAAAGGCTACGCCACTTTTTGGAACTTCAAAGGCCGTTACCGGGTTTGCAAAGGGAGCCGGGCAAGTAAGAAATCCAAAACCACGGCACTGAACATCATCAAGCGGATGATGCAATACCCGGAAGCCAATACCCTTGTGGTTCGTAAAGTGTTCAGAACCTTGAAGGATAGCTGTTTCACGGAATTGAAGTGGGCAATTAACCGGCTTGGGGTTCAGGCTTATTGGGAAGTCAAGGAAAGCCCCCTTGAAATGACCTATGTTCCAACCGGTCAGAAGATTTACTTCCGGGGCCTTGATGATCCCCTGAAGGTTACTTCTATCACGGTTGAAATTGGGTATCTGTGTTGGTGCTGGATTGAAGAAGCCTATGAAATCACCAATGAAGATGATTTCAATATGCTTGATGAAAGCATTCGTGGTGCTATCCCGGAAGAAACCGGCCTGTTCAAGCAAATCACCCTGACCTTCAACCCGTGGAATGAAAAGCACTGGATCAGAAAGCGGTTCTTCGGGGAAGTTACCGGCAAGGACGGCCAAGGGAACCCCACATATCAGTTCCACGATAGCTGGATCAGCCCGGATGGGCAGATTTACGCCACAACCACCAATTACCTGTGTAATGAATGGCTGGATGAAGCTGATCTGAAGGTTTTTGAAACCATGAAGCAGAACAACCCCCGGCGCTATAAAGTGGCCGGTTTGGGTGGTTGGGGCATTGTGGATGGCCTGATTTATGAGAACTGGACAGAAGAAACCTTCAATCCGGCTGAAATCAGCGCCAAGGCTGGTGTAAAATCGGCCTTTGGGCTTGACTTCGGCTATACCAATGACCCCACGGCCCTG